ATATAGAACTATGGCACTACATATGCGTGAAATACTTATCAGAGCAGTCCTTGCACATGCTCACGGTGAGATAGAGAAGCATAAAGCAAATGTAAACGTATACCTTGAGAATCCTGCAGGTATCGGAGAGCATTCAGATATCACTGAAGCAATACAAACTGAGTTAGACCACATATCCCGTTACCACGATCAGGTCGAAGTTCTCAACAAATACTTTGTTAGTAAGACATGAGTGAGCAAGAAATAGACCCATATGCACAAGCATTGAATACTGTCAATGAATGTATCATAAAATTAGCAGAAAGAACGCAAATAATAGAAGAATATGTTGCAGAAACACCATCTTTGGATAAAATACAGTATAATCCGAAGAATACTGAAGAAAACTTGAACTTTTATCAAATAATTAACGATTTATACGAAAAAATCGAGATAATTGATAAAAAAGTTGATAATTTGCACCGTTGGTGCCGAAAATAGTCCAAACTACCCCGCGAGCGACCACAATTATGGCAATGTATAGAAATGGTATTCAAGTTAATGAAACCAAACCTAAGAAGACAAGACAAGGAAACGGAGCACATACAAAGTACTCTGCAACCGCTAGTAATAAGAAAAGGAAACCTTATAGAGGTCAAGGAAAGTGAGTGACGTGTTATTTCGGAAGCATAGAGTCTTCCGAGAGACGCAAGACGTAATCTTCTTCGATATATCTGTAGAAGAATCGAATGCCTCTGATCTAGTAGTGCATGATGGTGCTGCGATTTCTCCTCCAAATGATATGGTAGGTGCAAAACAGTTTTACATACACTATCATCAGACAGATTTTAACAGAGTAGTACAAGGAGAGAGACAATTTGAGTTGGTAAACTTTGATTGGAAGTATCCATATCATATTGTACACCTTAACCGTACGTCTGGTGCACTCGTTATACCCACAAAAACCTACCATAGGTCAATATCTGGAGAGAAAGGATCAATTGTAATCAATCAATCTAGTAGAACTGAGGGTTTTGATCATGGTACTGAGTTTATTCCAGTCTCTGCTGCCGAAAATAAGAAATTATACGAGATACTTAAACACGAAAAACCAGTTATCCACACACTCGGAGAATAATGCAGGTTATTAATGACTTTTTAGATGACTATTATATAGACTATCTTTCTGATACTGTCACCAATCCTCAGTTTGAGTGGAGGTACCATAATAATATCTCTAAGTTCATACCCCCTAACCACGCATCTCTTCGGGATATGGAATTTTTGTCTGGTTTATCTAATGTTCTCTTTGATACTCAGAACAATTTGGGATTTCAAAGGGAGATCTGGATACCTGCTGTCTTGAAGATAGAAAAGGAATTGGGTGTACAAAAAGGTAGTCTGACAAGATGTAGACTAGATATGACGTTAAGAGCACCAGAAAAGACTATGCATACACCACATACGGATCAGAACTATCCTCACATGTCTTGTATACTATATCTAATAGATAGTGATGGTGATACCGTAATATACAATGAAGATAAAGGAGCAAAAGAACTAACTATATTACACTCAGTAGAACCTAGAAAGAACAGATTGGTTATCTTTGATGGAGATAAGATGCATACAGGTCATTCCCCATTACACCATCCAAATCGTATTCTAGCAAACTTCAACTTCATGAAATGAACAATTACGGATTAGAAATAGCATTTTGGGTAATTTTATCCCTTTTTGTCCTTACAAAGTTAAAAGTATTCAAGAAGTAGCATAAATACTTTTGGGATAGTAACCCCATGAAAAGTTCTCGAACTTCATGGAGGTTAAAATGGTAAATCCAGATGTAAATCGTGAAATCATGTTCAAAGAACATGGCACAAAGAGATTAGTGACTGAATATCCCACACCTAAAAAGGAAAAGGATGTAAAACCACTTAGAAAATGGCGTTAAAATCAATAAGCGGAAAGGATGTAAACCTGAGTCGTGCTTTTAAAGACATAAAAGTAGACTTTGCAAGGAATCCTTTTACACAAGATGTATCTCAAGTATCTAATGACAATGCTATTAAGCAGTCATTGAGGAATCTTGTGATGACACAACCTGGTGAAAAGTTATTTCAACCCCAAATAGGTTCTGGAGTTAGACAATTGTTGTTTGAACCTATGGATGGTTTCACAGCAGATGCTATTAGAGATGACATTCTAAATACTGTTGGGCAACATGAACCTAGAATTACAATAAACAATCTTGCTGTAGTAGAGCAGTATGATGCAAATCAATTTAATGTCACTATAGATTATAATATTGTGGGTCAACCACTCGTGGAAACTGTGTCATTCATTCTTAAGAGACCTGAGTAATGTCAACACCGAATAATTTAACAGCACTAGATTTTAATGACATTAAAGCGTCAATCAAATCTTATCTGAGAACTAGAAAAGAATTTACAGATTATGAGTTTGATGGTGCAACATTGAACTATCTGGTAGATGTACTGTCATATAATACGTACTATAGTTCGTTTAATGCGAACATGGCAATGAATGAGGCATTCCTACCCTCTTCCACAGTGCGTGACAATGTAGTTAATATAGCAAAACTCTTAAATTATGTACCGAGATCGATACAAGCAAGTCAAGGAACTATAAATCTAACTGTACAAACTATACAAAGTAGCGGATCTTACCCTTCTACTGTTACCTTAAAGAAAGGTGCAGTAGCAACTGGTGGAAATTATATATGGAATGTCCTTGCAGATACCACTGCTGAGGTAAATGCCACGACTGGTATAGCAACTTTTAGTAATCTTGTACTAAAAGAGGGGTCTATAGTCACATTCCAGTACGTTGTAAACACATTTGCGACACAAAATTACAAAGTCCCTTCAGAAGATGCGGACATAAACACCCTTTCTGTTAGAGTAAAGGCAAACGAATCCTCCACAACCTCTGATTTGTACAATTTAGTGGACACAATTACAGGACTTACCGCATCCACTAGGGTATATTTCCTATCAGAGGGTGAAGATATGCGGTATGAGGTAAAATTTGGAGATGATTCTGTAGGTAGAGCGTTAAAAGACGGAGAAGTTGTGCTGTTTGAGTACCTTGTGACCTCTGGTGATGAGGCAAATGACGTAGATAGGTTCTCATACACTGGTAGAATGACGGATACATTAGGTCAAAGTTATGCTCCTGCTGCTGTGACACTTACAAAACTGGCAAGATCACAAAACGGAACTGCTGCTGAGACTATTGAGTCTATTAAATACAATGCTCCAAGGTTCTACTCCTCACAATATCGTGCTGTGACTGCAGGAGACTATGCTATTCTTACTAAAAAGGTATATCCTAATGCAGATGCAGTGGTAGCATACGGTGGAGACTCTTTAAACCCTCCTGTATATGGTAAAGTATACGTTGCGGTAAAGACTGCTACAGGTGCTACACTTAATGATGCGACTAAAAAGTCTATTGCTGCAGATTTAAGAAAGTATGCAATGGCATCTATTGATCCTGTAATCATTGATCCAGAGAATCTTTACATCTATACTAAGGTATTTGTTCTTTACGACACTGGTAGTAGTTCAGATACATCTACTATCAAGACAAATGTACAGACTTCAATCAGTCAATGGGCAACACAAACACAAATAAACAACTTTAACAGTACATTTAGATCACAAGCATACGAGAAAGCGATTACACTGTCAAATAATGCTATTACAGACGTATCTCTGCAGGTCACTCTATTGAGATATATCGTTCCTGTTAGCAATCAAACTAACACATATACAATATCTACTGGTTCTGCTTTGTATAACTCCGCACCAAGTAAGACATCTCTTTCTATAGATGGAGCAAAAGAACCAATTCTACTCTCTGGACAGTTCCGTTCAGCAGATAGACCAGGTGTTGATCAACAATTCGAGGATGATGGTTATGGAAATCTTAGAACGTTCTATAATACAGGTACAAGAAAAGTATATACTAACACTTCTGCAGGGACTGTCAACTATGACACAGGAGAAATTGCCTTTGGTCCTATATCTGTTATTGGAACAGGTACAAATATTGCCACCAGTGGTATAACAATTACTGATTCAACAACTGGTGCAGGTTCTGTAAGCGATCCAGCTGCATTACCAACAGCATTATCATTACCGATTCAGTTTATTCCTGCTAACAGTTCTACTATACCTGCTTCAACACCAGGCACAATTATTAACTTAGTAAGTCCTGAAGTGACAATTTCACCGATTGGAACTGCACCACCTCCTTCAATCCCACTAAATAGTTTGAGTCCAACAGTGTTCGACCAAACACCAACATTAGTTAGTGTAACCTAAAAGGTTTAATGACAAATATCAATAAAGTCTCTCAGGCAGTTGTTGCCCAGACTCCCGAATTTATCGAGTCTGACTACCCACTTTTTAACCGATTTCTTGAGTATTACTACCAATCTCAAGAGAAAACTGGTCTTGGGCAGAATATTCTAAACAATTTCCTTGGATACCTTGATATTGATAGGTTAGACGTTGGTATATTAGATGGTAGGACAAAATTAGTAGAAGCAATTAATATTACTAGTGACACAATCGTTGTAGAGTCGATTGACCAGTTTTTAGAAAAATCTGGATCTATTCTCATAGGTAATGAAGTTATCTACTATGAGAGTATAACCAGTTCTCCAAACATTGCTCTTTCACCAGGTATTTCATACGATCAGGTAAAACTTAAGTTTGTTAACCTTGCAACTCCTATTAATGACTTTGATGGCACTACCACTCAGTTTAATCTAACATCTCAAGACAATCCTATAGCACCCCCATCTGCACAACATTTGATTGTGTCTGTATATGGCGAGGTATTGACCCCTGTGACCGACTACACGGTGTCTGGAACAACTATTACCTATGCAACTGCTCCTAGAACAAAGATTCCCTCTGATGACGCTATAAACACCTTTATTACATACCTAGATGGTTTTGTAGAGAATCAGATTATTGGACTCGATAATATTTCAAACTCTTTCGGTGAAGGTAAGACACAATTTAGAATAACAAGTAATGGTTTAGCATATGAACCAATTGTAGATGAATATGTAGTTGCAATATACGACAAAAGATTATTAATACCTAAAGTAGACTACTTTATAGATGGTGCAGACTTTATATTTGCTACCGCACCTACAAACGGTAGATTTTTATCATTATACTCTATAGAAGCACCTGTTCCTTCTTTTGGTAGTGGTGCGGAAGGTTTTGCACGAGTAAATGATGCAGGTCAACTTACAAGTATCTCAACTAACGTAAATGGTAGTAATTATAGATTTGAATATCCACCAAAAGTTTCTATCAACACAACTACTGGATCTGGTGGTGCTGCATCTGCATTAGTAAACGGTATTAAGAACGTCACTCTACTTGATGGTGGTAAAGGATATAGTGATACAAACCCTCCTGTTGTTCAAATAGAATCTCCAACAAAAACAGGTTCTACTCAAGCAACACTGAAAGCAACAGTGACTAATGGTTCTGTTACTGCTGTAGAATTAGTTGGATCAGGTTCTGGATATACATTTACACCTAGAATCACTTTTAGACAACCTGGCGGTGCTACAGTTGCCACTCCTACCGTTTCTCACTATCATGGTGGATCAGGTGGAGCAATCACAGGTGGTTTAACAATTACTAATGCAGGATTTGGATATACAACCCCTCCTACAATATATGTTGACGAACCAACTGGAAATAATCCAATCAGAGCATCTTTCCAAACAGTCTTAGCATCTGACGGAACTATTGCATCTATTACTACAATTAACGCAGGACAAGGTTATACATCCGTCCCAAGAGTAGCAATTGTAGATCCTGTTGGTGCACAAGTATTACAAACAGTAGTTGACGGAGACGGAAGAGTCATTCGTATCGATATACTTAACGGAGGAAGCGGATATGATGAAGTTCCTTCCGTTTATATTGTTGATAATAGAGTAGATGGTACAGGAGCATACGCAGGTGGTACAGGTGCTACCGCAACTGCTGCGATATTTAACGGTGCAATTACAGATATTAACGTAAGTGCGTTCGGAACTGGATATTCTTCTGCAAATCCCCCTTCTGTTGTAATCCAAGCACCTACAAGTGCTGAAGCATCTGCGGAAATAGGTTTAAATGAGGTCACAGGTTTTAAAGTTAATCAAGCGGGTAAAGAATATAATAAAGCACAGTTCATAGGATGTGCACGTGCTGCATCTGGTATCATAGAATACACGGAGGATGGTAATGCAGTATTCTCTAATGATACTACTGCTGCTGCAGCTGCAGTTGATACAGAGGTAAAATGTCTTGATGCATTATTTGTAAAACGTTTACTAGACAAGTATACACAACAGTTCTTACCTGATGTACCAGAACTAGACTATACTAAGATCGATGTTCGTACAGCAATTAAGACTATTAAAGATTTTTACTCTGCAAAGGGTACATCATTCAGTATTGCGTATCTATTCAAGTTATTATACGGTGAAACAGTAAGTATATCATATCCAAAAGACCAGATTATTAAACCATCTGCAGCAACATGGTCTATTGATACTATTTTAAGAGCAACGAAGGTTTCTGGACTCGCTACAGACATTAGAGATGGTCTTCTACAACAGGAAGCAGATATTGCGGATCCTAATGTACTAGCAGCATCTGCGTTAGTTGAAAATTACATCTCAATTAAAACATCTACAGTAGAAATATTTGAACTTGTTCTATCAGAAGAAACTATTACAGGAACGTTCACTGTACCTTATAAAACAAAACTTGCTGAACCATTAAGTGCAACTGACTCAATCATTACGGTTGACTCTACTATTGGGTGGCCAGAGAGAAACGGTGAGTTTGTAATTGGTTCAGGCACTGTCACAGAATTAGTACAATATAAGGAAAAATCACTCAACCAGTTCATTGAGTGTACTCGTTCGGTAAATGGAGTTGTAGAGGACTGGGATTCTGCTACAGAAGTTGCATCAAACTTCCAAGTTAAGATTAATAAGGATACACCACAAGAAGTTGTGATGAATGTTGTTGGTATTGTTGATGCACAACAGACAACTCTAACTGATACAGGTTCTTACTACTTACAAGGTGATAAACTAACAGTTTCTAAGTTAGGTGGTACTGGAACATCTCCTTTACTTACAACTTGGTTATATAACGTTAAAAAACTGATTACTGTTAGTGGTATTACATTTGGTGGTGTAAATAATCAATCTGCAACTGTTACTTGTGCTAATAATCATGGTTTGTTAGTTGGAGATCAGGTTACAGTCTATGGTGCAAACCCAATCATCTATAATGGAACATTTACTGTCACATCGAGAGATAGTGAGACGGTATTCCAGTATGCACTACCACAACCTGCATCAATCGTACCTCAAGGTAATATTCTTGTATCTGTTGACCTAAACAAAGGTAAGTCTGATACCAGTACAATTTTAAATGCAGTAGGACCTTACACTACTAATATACAAAACTCATTCTTCAATGATAATCATACTTACGTTGCATCAACTGGTATTCCAAACTATTCTATAGGTCCTTTTCCTGGTTCTGCTCTTTTACCTGGCAACCAACGTAAATTAAACAGATTCCCTGCATTACCTACTACAATATCAACTAAGTCCGCTATTTCTTCAGGTCCTATTGGTACATGGGTAAATGGTGTTTCTGTATGGTCATATAAGTCAACACAGAGTAAAACCTTTGGTGCTATTACAAATATTGCAATTACTAATGCGGGACAAGGTTATGATGCTGCATCTCCTCCTGTTATCACTATTTCTGGTGGTGGCGGTACAGGTGCTACTGCTACTGTTATAGTTAATGGTTCTATCTCTGAGATTACAGTCACAGCAGGTGGTTCTGGTTATACATCTTCTCCTCTAGTATCAATTGTTGGTGGAGGTGGTTCAGGAGCAGCAGCGACTGCTATTATTACTAAAGGTGCTGTAAGCCGTATTTTAATTAACTCTGGTGGTACAGGTTATGTTTCGCAGCCATCTATCACTATTGTTGGTGGAGGCGGAACGGGTGCTGCGGGTACTGCAAGTGTTAGAGGTCCTATTAATACTGTTAATATTACCAGTGGTGGTACTTCTTATACCAGTGCACCGAGTGTAAGTCTATCTTCTGGTTCAGGAGCAGTGGCACAACCCATTGTACAAAACGGTAGAATAATCTCTATTGCTATCATTTCTGCAGGTTCAGGATATACGACAGCACCTGAAGTTAGTATTCAAGGTGTTGGATTTGGTGCTGTTGCTCGTGCTGCCATAGACACTGATGGTGAAAATGCAGGTAGAGTGACAAGTATTACTATTATCAACCGTGGTATTGGGTACGTTCAAGGAACTACTCTTATCAATATGACATCTGTTGGTCAAGGTGCAATCTTTACACCTTCAGTATTTAAGTGGACATATAACTTACAAGCAACATCTACGTTAGACTCTGCTAAGGGTGGAGTATTTGAAGGATATAATAACCAGTATGGTGGTGAATATGCTCACCTATCAAATCCACAAAAATTACGTTTCATTCTTGGTGATAATTTACAAGAAGTAGTTGCAGGAACTATTACTGAACAAGAAACACAGTTAGCTCACTCTCCTATTATTGGTTGGGCATTTGATGGCAACCCAATCTACGGTCCTTATGGATATACTGATCCTACAGATCAAGCATCTTCTATTACAAGACTAAGAACATCATATAGAGTTCAACCTGCTCTTGTTGTATCCTCAACTAATCCAACTCCTGTAAGAACTTCAGGTCCTTTGCTTAGTGCAGAGGCAGCAGGTAATTTTGTTGAAGACTATGAGTATATCTTTAACCTTGGTGATTTAGATCAATACAATGGTAGATTCTGTAAAACACCTGACTATCCTACAGGTAGATATTGCTACTTCGTTACTATTGATGCTACAGAGGCAGGTAATCCAGAATTTCCTTATGTCTTAGGTCCTAACTTCAACTCTGTTGTTGATACTTGGAACTTAAGTACAAGTGCTGTGCAGCAAAATATTCCAACTGGTGTTGTAAGATATCGTGATCCATATGAAAATGTTGATATTGATGTTGAAAGAGCACCTAACGCTTCTACTAATGCTTTAACAACTGAAGATGGTCTAATACTATTATTTGATCCAGAAGATACTAATAGAGATGGACAGATAGATGCTGAAGAATCAGCAGAAGTTAATCTAGGTCAATTATTTGAAGAATCACCTTTACAACTATTTGATTACTTCCCTAAAGTTAGATTTGACTCAAAAGTTGATATTGAAGTAGAAACAACTAATAAATTTGAAGATGCTAACGTCACTGGATTTACTGTTGAAAACGCAGGTATATCATATCAGGTAAATGATAGATTAGTTTTTGATAATACAAATACTGGTGGTGATGGTGCTTCTGCACGTGTCTCTCGTATTAAAGGAGAAACAGTTGGTGCATATACATTTGAAAGTATAAGTGGTAATAACTTTGGTGTACTAACAACTTCTAGTCCTCACAACCTAGCAGCAGGTGACAGTATATTTGTTGATTATACTCCTGTAATGGATAATACTAACAAACAGTTTACTGTTCGTCAATATAAAGGTATAGAAGAAATACAGATTACACAAACTGGATCTGGATATAATACCGATATTCCTCCTACAATTATTATTGACAGTACTAGCGGTCAAGATGGTGAATTGCAAGCAGTTGTATCTAGTGTAGGTTCTATTGATACTGTCAATATTATCAATTCTGGTTCTGGATATTCAGCTAATCCAAGAGTTATATTATCACACCCACAAATCTTTAAGAAAGCAGATTATTATCTATCATTCATTAATAATAACAATTATGTTAAAGTCAACGATACCTTTGTTAACGATAACAAGGAAGTATTCATCTGTGGTAAAACAAAAGACTCAAGTGGCAACGTCGTCGGATTTGTATCTAAATTATCAGCAACTGGTGTTAAAGAATGGTCAAAAACTCTTGAACTCTCTGGTGGATTAAATTACGCAGAGTTTAACTCAGTATATGTTGATGGTAATGATGTTTGGGTTGTAGGTATCAATAAACCTAATAGTAATATTCTTAATGCATATAATCCTGATATAATCCTCTGTAAGTATACACAAGCAGCAAACGGTCTAAGTGCCACACTCAGTTTCCAAAAAGCATATGCAGGTATCTCTGGTGGTACTCGTGCTGATAATATAACAATAATTAAAAAGTATAGTTCTACTCGTTATATAATCGGTGGTTATACAAATACAAACTCAGCAAATCCTGATGATGCCTTTATAGCATCTATTGATACTACAGGTAATTTTGCTATTAAGAGAAAATTTGCTTCTGCAAACAAATCTGAAAGAATTACAGATATTATCTGCAATTATAACCAAACAACAGGTTCACAGGATGTTTACTTCTGTATGGAGACTGCATCTACAGTCAATGCTTTAGATGTTGATGTTGCTGTTGGTAAGTGTCAAATTGGAGTCAATGCTATTACTGTTGACTGGATCAACACTTATGCTAGTTCTTTACATTCTATGATAGACACTAGCATTGCCATAGATGAGTTTAATGAAGTTTATATTAATGCTACATGTAGACAAAAAGCAAATGATACTGATAGAGATAGTATTTGGGTTGGTAAAATTGATAGTGCAGGTACATTAATATGGAACTATCGTTATCTAACACCTGGTAGAGATGTCACATCTGCAGGTAAGTCTGCTATTGACTTATTTGGAGATCTTAATATTGCATATACTAGAGATAATAATACTAATGAGTATAAGACTGTTGATGTATTAAAGATTGGATATGATGGATTAATTAAAAATCATACAACTACAGAATTTACTGCAGACAATATAGAAGGTTTACAAATTCATGGATTGGATGTTGATACATCTGGTGATGTTCACACATTTGGTCAGACATATTGGAATAGAAATGAGTTTGTTATACCATTTACATCTAGTGCTCTTACAGACACTACAACACATTATACTGCTACTCTCACAAATACTGGTGATTCATTCAGTTATGATGCTGCAAATGGATGGGGTAAGATACTTGGTGCACAAACATCTGCACCAACTGTTTGGACAAATACTAATATTAAATTTGCAGGTTCAGACTTAGGACAAAAACTTGCAGGAGATTGGACATTAGAATTCTTTATATTCAAGGATGCTACAAATAGTAATTCATTCTCCCAGCCTAAAGAGACATTAATTGCTATAGGTGATGCTACAGTATCTACTGGTGGACTACATTTATACTATGATCAGTCTTCTGCAGGTCCGAGTGGTCCTTTGACGATGACTATTACTAATAGTACCACAAGTATCAACTCTGCAGGTAGTTCTCTAACATCATCTCAAACAAACTTATATGCCGATAATACATGGCAAGCGATTGCAGTAACTAAGAGTGGTGATACATTCAAAGCATATGTTAACGGAATAGAAGTTCTTACTGGAACTATATCAGGCACTTCGTTAGGTGCTAAAGATCTATACTTTGGTAATATACCTGGTGCAAATGGTACACTAGGTCAGTTTAGATCTAATGAACAGGGTCAATATCATATAGATCATTTACGTTTAAGAAATAGAGCAATTACACCAACTGTACCAAGTGATATCCTTGCATTACCTACTGCAGGTGCATATGGTCTTGCATATAACTGGGTTGATGATGCATGGTTTACTGATGCAATGAGTCGTTATGATTATATTGAATATGCAGGATTTGGTCTTAAGACTGATAGAAATGCTGATGCAGTAAGATTAGGAAATCAAGGTAAGAAACCTACTACTGGTATAACCTTTACAAGAACTGCTGTGACAGCTGTCACTGGTTCACCTCTTACAATCAATGTAAATGGTTATGCTCTTGGAGATGCAGGTTATCAGTCATTAGACTTTGATGATAGCACTACAACTATGACTGAGGATACTGAGACATTAACTCATGTTCAAGATATCTGGAGTTCTAGAACTGCTACTGTTCCTTCACCAGGTTCACAAAAATTACAAGTCACTGCGGTTGTTAAAGATAGATACTACTTCAAGGTCACACCTACAGTTAAGATTGATAATGTCCAAGAATTGACTGTCAACCAATCATTTAATTTTACTGTTGGTTCTAAGTTAGTATTAAACAATTCTTCTGGACAGTTTGTTAATAGTGGTTATATTATTAGAAAGGATGATGCAAATAACAAGATTTACTTAGCAGTTAACAATAATGCTTGGAGTAATGATCTAAACACTGGTCAATTATCTACTGCACAATTTAATGAACAGTCTAGTTATGGTATTACTGGTGCAATCCCTGCTGATGTTAATGAAATAACAAATTATACATTTGCAGAAATTAATAATCAAACACCTGGCACATTTATCATCAACTTGGATGGTTTTGATTTAGATGGTACGATAGCAGATATACCTGCAACAATTGCTCTAAGTGCAGCAGGTACTGGTTATCCTAATACTGGGGATAGTGTTGCTACAACTACAACTAATGGAGAGGCATCTGGATTATTAGTTGACTACACTGCATCTGGTGGTGTTATACAATCCATCTCAATTGATTCAGGTGGAGCTGCAGGATCTGGATATAAAGTTGGAGATGAAGTAGTAGTTAGTGGTGGTAATGGAGATGCTAAGTTTACTATTAACTCCTGTACTGGTAATCTTGATTCATTTGCAACATTTAAACCATATGCTGATGCAGATTACTCCGTAAGAATTGATCAAGTTGCAGGATCATCTGCATATATTGTTGGATCTGTAGTCACTATAGGTTCTGGTGCAATTACATGGAATAGTGATTACTCTCAAGCAACAATTAGTGGATTAACAGGTGTTCTTAAAATTACTCTAGTTGCCAATCTAACTAAGATTCTTCAAGCAACTGCTGTAGCAAATAGTGATGAAGTGTATGTTATTACTAACACAAGTCATTACTTGAGTACAGGTGATATGGTTTATGTTGATGGAAACCCAACACAAACTATTGGTGCCACTTCATATGATGAATATGATGGTGCATTTGCTGTACAGACTGTTGTAAGTCCTCTTGAATTTACTTACAAGTTAAAGACAGCTGCTCTAACTGCTCCTGCTACATCAGCATCTGCTGTAAGTATCTTTATTAAATCACCTACATTAAAGATGTATTATGGTCATCAGTATTTGTTTGACCTAAGTCATTCATCTATGACAGGTGGAAACTTATCATTTGCAAAAGATAATCTATACAAACTTGAATACTCATTCAACTCTATAGAAAGAGTAGGTACACCAGGTGTAACTGGTGGTGGACAACCAACTCCTACAGTTAAACTTAAAGTTGATAGAAGTATAGTAACAAATATATCATACTACTTCGATCCATCAAGAACAGGCACTGATAGTCCAGTGGTACCTGGTAGCTACCTTGATGTTGTAGATTCTCCATATAACGGAACATTTGAGATCAGTTCTATTGCAGGTGCTACTATTACTAAGGGTGCAGATATACTTAAATTCCCATTAGTTAATGAACCAGAAGGTGCTGCAACTATATCACAAGCATCTTACATGACAAGTTCCACTAAAGCGGTTGGTTCTATTGGTGATATTCGTATTGTTAATCCTGGCGGTTTCTATACTAAGTTGCCTATAGTTAGTGGTATTACATCAAGTAGACAAATAGAAAGAGTACAAATTAATGCACCAGGTACTGAATATGCAGTTGGAACATATAGTGGTGTATCAATAACTGGTGATGGTGAAGGTGGATTTGTTTCTATTACTGTTGCAGACGGAACTGACGCTGCAGGAGCAACAATACCAGGTCAGATAAACAACGTTGTTGTCACATCATCAGGTAAAAATTATACTACAGCATCTATTG